TTCCAGCACGACGATACCGTCGGCTACGTCAACCCGGCGAACATCAAGACCGCGACCTACCCGTACAAGCTGATCCACGCCGGCATCTCGTTCTCGATGCACGAGCTCATCAAGGACGGCATCGAGGTCAACGACTCCACGACTGGCGAAAGCACGTCGAAGGCGTCCGACCGCGAGATGACCGCGCTCGCCAACCTGCTCGAGGACAAGCTCGAGGACATGCAGGAAGGCATCGATCGTGGCTTCAACACCATGTACTGGAAGGACGGCACGCAGGACTCCAACCTGATCCCCGGCATCCGTTCGCTGATTCTCGATGCTCCGACCTCCGGCGCAGTCGTGGGCGGCATCGATCCCGTCGCCAACAACTGGTGGCAGAACCGCGCGTCGCTGGCCCTCAACACCGGCACCCCCGGCAACCTGGTGCTCACCACCAAGCTGCAGAACGAGTTCCGGCAGCTCCGTCGTTACGGCGGCAAGCCGAACCTGTTCCTCGCCGGCTCGTCCTTCCTGGACGCGTTCGAGCAGGAGCTGCGGTCGAAGGGCAACTTCACCATGGAAGGCTGGGCCAAGTCCGGTCGTCTTGACGCGAGCGTTGCCGATCTGAGCTTCAAGGGCCTCGATCTGGAATATGATCCGACCCTCGATGACCTCGGCCTGGCCAAGTACGGCTTCGTGCTCGACACCAGCCACATCTTCCCGACGGTGGTTGCCGGCGAGAACATGAAGAAGCACGCGCCCGCCCGTCCCGAAAACAAGTACGTGTTCTATCGTGCTGTGACTTACGCGGGAGCACTGACGTGCAACCAGCGTAACTGCCACGGCGTGTATTCGATCGCGTAACGGAGAACACGCACATGGCTTTCGTCCTCGCATCCACCACTGCCTCGGCCGCTGTTGCTACCAACGGCACCTTCACGGTCGCAGCGCCCACCGCAACCCTGGCCGGCGCTATCAAAAATCGCGGCGGTCACGTGATGAGCATCCATGCCATGGGTGCCATCTTCAACTACCCGAACGACTTCTCGATCTCGTGGTCGGGCGCCACCGCCACCATCACCTATCTCGGAACGACCACGATCCCGGCCGGCTCCAAGGTGGACTTCCAGTTCGAACTGGATGGTGACGACACCAACTTCCCGTACCACAACTTGAATGGCAATCAGGTCGACAAGACCGGTGCGTACCGTGGCTCGTTCGGCCAGGTGTTCAAGGTCGACTTCGGGGCTCCGTTGGTTGCGAACACCACTTTGGTGCTCGCCACGACTGCCGTGCTGGTCACGACGCTGGTCCCGCTTGCCGCCCCGGTCGTGTTCGACGTACCCCGGAACGCGCAGGTCGTGTCGTCCACCACGGACACCACGCAGACCATCACGCTTCGCGGTCTCGACGAGTACGGCGTGGCTCTGACTGAAACCCTGACGCTCAACGGCACCACCCCGGTGCTCGGGCTCAAGGCATTCAAGCAGATCAACTCCTACCAGGCCTCGCTGGCACTGGCGGGCAACCTGTCGATCGGCTCCGGCGCGAAGTTGGGCTTGCCCTACTACCTGCCGCCGCAGACCGGCACGGGCATCGGCAACATCCTCAAGGAGTCGCAGGACGGCGCCACGCCGACCGCCGGCACCGCTGTGGGTGGTGTGCAGACCAAGGCGACCGCGACCACGGGCGATGTCCGCGGCACGATCACCCCGAACGTCACGCCGGACGGAACCAAGGTCTACTCGGTCTACATGTTCGTGGCCGATCCGAGCTTCCTGGGCGTCCCGCAGTACGGCGCGTAAATCTGAAACCGAGAGCGGGGGCAACCCCGCTCTCACAATTCTTGAGGGCACATGGATCTCTACAGCTGCAAAGTCCGTCTCGACGGCAGTCTCGACAACGAAGTCATCAAGCACAACGTGACGGCATCTGAAATTCATGTGCTGGCGGTGATCCACAACGGGCAGGGCAAGCATCCGCCGATCGTGGACATCGTGAAGACCGGCACCGTGAACCGCTCCGATATGAAGGAGCGCGCCCGCCTGGCCGAGCTCTACACCAAGGGCGAGCTCACCGAAGACCGCGGCACCAAGATCATCACTGGCATTTTCGGCGTCGCCGGCGTGCCGCTGCCGCAGACCTATGTGGCGCCCGAAGTCGTCGAGGCCATCGAATACAATCCCGGCGAAGACGAAGTGGAAGAGGTCATCACCCCGGTCGAGGAGCCGGTACGTGCGACGTCGCTTCGTGAATCGCGCCGCGCCCGTGCGTCGGCCGAAGTCACGGCATAACCAGTGGCCCGCGGCACGCAGCTCCTGAAGCTCGTCGAGATGTTGCGCGAGGAAGTCAATCGCGCGACATCCGTCGCCGTGGGCAACGACGATCTGCCCTCGCTGAAGAACAAGATCTCGCGCACGCAAGAAGTCCTCTACGACGAATATGACTGGCCGTTCCTGCGCCAGGTGTTCCCGGCCAAGACGCTGCAGGCCGGCGAGCGCTACTACGATTTCCCCGATGACCTGAACGTCGACCGCATCGACGACAACGACGCCACCGTCGGTCCCGGCGTGGTCATCTGGTACTCGAACTTCCCGCGCCCCATCCAGCGCGGCATCGGCTTCAAGGAATACGCGATCTACAACTCCGACGCGGGTGTCCGGCAAGAGCCGGCATTGGCGTGGGACGTGCGTTGGACCGGCTCGAAAGAGCAGTGCGAGGTCTGGCCGATTCCGGTTTCGAACTCGATGACGATCCAGTTCAAGGGCATTCGCAAGTTGCGACCTTTGATCAAGGACAGCGACGTCTGCGACCTCGACGACCAGCTGATCGTGCTGTTTGCCGCGGCCGAGATCCTGGCACGCCAAGGCAGCCAGTCGGCCCCCGGCGTTGCCGCGTTGGCGAAAGCACGTCTCGCGCGCGTGAAGGGACGCAGCAAGGCCGCGTCGCAGACCTATCGCCTCGGTATGGGTGAGGGCGAGAAGGACGCGCGCTTCCCGATCGTGGTTCACGCAAGGTCCACCTAAGTGGGCGAGATTTTCATCTCGGATTTTAAGTTCGGCCTCGACCGGCGCAGGCCGCGGGTATCCGGCGTGCCCGGCACGTTGTGGGACGCCAAGAACGTCCAGATCAGTCGCGGCGGCGACATCGAGCGCCCGAAGCGGTTCACCCCAACGTTCACGCTCCCGGCCGGCAAGACTTTCGGCCTCGCCGCGGTCAAGGGCCAAGTCTACACCTTCGGCTCGGTCGCGGCCAACACGATCACGATGCCGAACGGCATTCAATACCAGCAGCTGGCACCGCCCAACGGCGCGGCCATGACGGGCGTGCTCGACGTGAAAACCCCGAACGGGCAGCTCTACGTCATCGCGCAGTTCTCCGACGGCAACGTCTATCATTACCTCAACGGCGCCCGCGTCACCGATTGGGACGCGCTGGCAACCACCAGCGCAAGCACGGCCGTGCTCGCCGCCTATCTGGCCGACCTCGCGAACTCCGGCACCGCCGTGAACGCGCAGGCCAATGGCAGCACGATCACGCTGTCGGCGCGCGTCCCCGGCGTACCCTTCACCGTGTCCCGGTCGACCGCTGACGTCGGCGGAACGAATGATCAGGACATCGTGCTCACCAACGTGCGCGACAACGTGTCGGCGGCCCCCGAAACACAGGCCACGTCCACATTGACGGTGTTGTCGGGTTCGACCGGCCAGGTGACAGACATCACCGCCAACGGCGTTTCGCTCATGCAGGCGTCCGTGCTGTGGACCGGCGATACCACCAGCATGGCGACTGCGATCGCGCAGCAGATCAACAACAAGACCGCGACGTCCGGATACTCCGCGCTCGCCACTGGCAGCAACGTCGTCCTTTCGGCGCCTCCCGGCCTCGGTGCGACGGCCAACGAATACGTCGTGACCGCTGTCACCACGGGCGACCTCGTTCTCGCGACACCAACGATGTCCGGTGGCGTCAACGCCACCAGCGCGGTCGCACAGATCGTCGCCGCGGCACTCACCGGCACATTCGAAGCCACCGACGTCTACACGCTCACCATCAACGGCTCGGTGTTCGTGGCGACCGGAAAGGCGGCCGCGACCGGCTATTCCCTGATGGTGTTCCTGCGTCGCGTCTGGTCGACCGCCGGATCGCTGTGGGAATATTCCAAGCTCAACACCTTCAACAACTGGAACGATGCGACGGCCGCGACCGGCTCCGGGTTTTTGAACATCTCGAACGAGGCCGAAGGCAGCGAACCGCTTGTCGGCGGTGGCGTGTATCTGAATTACGGCGCCATCTTCTCGCGCCGGAACTGCCGCATCTACAATCTGAGCACCGATGCGACAACGTTCTCGATCGCGCAGACCATTGATGGCGTCGGCGCACTGGCCGCCCGCGCGATCTGCACCTACGGCGCCGAGGATCTGATTTTCCTCGACGAAACCGGCATCCGGTCGCTGCGAGCTCGAGACGCGATGACGACCGCCAACGTCAACGATATGGGCGTGGCGATCGACAGCTTCATCCGCGCGCACATCGACGCGACCCCGAATTCCGTCGTGCGCCGCGCCGTCGCGATTATCGAGCCGCGCGATGGCCGTTTCTGGCTGGCGCTGGACAACCGCATCTACGTGCTGTCGTTCTTCCCCGGCAGCCAGATCAGCGCGTGGACCTATTTCGAGCCAGGGTTCTCGGTCAGCGACTTCGCGCGCGCCTACAACCAGCTCTACGCGCGCGCCGGCGATCAGGTGTATCTCTATGGCGGCCAGCTGGGGCAAGATTACCCCATCGCCGGCGAGATGCCCGCCGACGTCGCGCTGCCATTCGCGGCCGGCAGCCCGCCGAAGTCGCAATTGTGCGAGGGCATCGATATTGCCTCGACCGGAGAATGGGTTGTCGACATCCTGACGGACCCAAACAACGAGAACGCGACGATCCGCGGAGGCACGCTGGACGGCATCACCTACGGCAACGCCGACATCGCCAACCCTGTCCGATTCACTCACATTGCGCTGCGGCTGCGATGCACGGCCGCCGGCGCCGCATCGATCTCGAACGTGACGATCCACCACGATGGGCAGGAGCCGACACAGTGATAAAGATCGCCACCGCCGAAGACGTCCGCTATGTCGCCGAACGGATGCGGCCACACGATGCAGCGGAGCGGCTGGCGCTGTCCCACGGCAACGACCCGGTAGCATGTGCCCTTGGTTTCCTCGCGCTCCCACACCTCGCTGTGACGGTCTGGAAGGGCACTCCGATCGCGGTCATTGGCGTGGTATTTCCGCACCCCGGCGTCGCCTCGACGATCTTCTTCGCAACCGACCAGTTCAGCCACGTCGCGCTGGCCACCACCCGGTTCATCCGCCGCAAGCTGTTCCCGATCCTGGTTTCGACCGGCATCCACCGGTTGCAGGTCTGTTCAATGGACGGGCCGGTGGGCACCCATAGCTGGATTGAGGGCTTCGGCGCCCGCCAAGAGGCGTTTTTGTACCAGTACGGCCGCAACGGCGAGGATTTTCGGCTTTTCACGCTGTCGAAGGCCGGCATGGCGCGCGTGACAAGCGTCGCGAACTGAGATATTCTGAGATCTCCCGCGGATAACCGGACCTCGCGATTCCGGCTCACTTCTACGAGCACCAATCGCGCATGTGTGACCTTTTCGGGAGCCACGACAACTCCGCGCAGCAAGCCGCGCTGCAACAGCAGCAGGCGACGCAGGCGCAGGAAGACAAGCGCCATGCGGCGATCGCATCGGGCAAGCAGAACATCGATTCTGCGTTCTCGCAGTTCGACCAGCCCTATTTCGACAATTACACCAAGACCTACACCACGGCGCAGAACGGCGGACTGGCTGACCAGTACGGCATCGCCAAGGACAAGCTGGTTGCTGCGCTCGCCGGCCGGGACACGCTGGAAAGCACCGGCGGCGCGAACGCGATCTCGCAGCTCGACAAGACCAACCAGGACGCGCAAGCGCAGATCGGCAGCAATGCGGTCGACGCCACCAACCAGTTGAAGTCGACCGTCAACAACGCCAAGACCGGCCTCTACAACCAGAACATCAACGCCGCCGACCCCTTGGCCGCCGCATCCGAGGCGCAGGCGACCGCCGGCACGATCGTGGCGCCGCAGTCTGTTCCAACGCTCAGCGGCGTGTTCGCCAGTGCGCTGCAGCCGCTCGCCACCGCGCAGAAGGTCAACAACGGCTCGCTGTTCCCGTCACAGAATTTCAATGCGCCGCTCAGCGGTAGCGGCAGCGGAGTGTTCGGCTGATGTGCGATCCATTCACCGCCGCAGCGGCCGTCGGCCTCAACGTCGGCGCTAAGCTGCTGTCGAACAATGAAGCCACGAACAACGCCAAGGCGGAAGCCGCCGCGCGCAACGCCGTGCTGCAGGACACGCTGCGGCGCGAGCAAGGCTTTGCCGACAGCAACAAGACGCAGCAGGACGCGAACCTGGCCAACTACGCGCCGGGCGCGCAGGGCACGCAGCTGACGAACGCGCAGACGGCGCGCGGCAACACCGTCACTGGCAACATGACGACCGCGAATGCGAATGACGTGCCGTTGACCGCCGATGCGCCCGCAGCGGTCCGCGGCGAGATCGCGAAGCGGCTGATGTCCGTCCACGATGGCGCAGTCGAACGTGCCAAAAACAACGCCAATCTCGGCGGCTACGGCGACACCTGGCTGACGAATTCGATCAACACGGCGGACGCGGATCGCAACATCGGTGTCAACAACAACTACGCCAACGGCCAGAAGTCGATCTTGTCGTCGCTGCAGGACAGCGCCGGCGCGGCCGCCTACAAGCCGCCGTCGATCTGGAGCACCATTCTCGGCGGCGCGTCGAGCCTCGCGGCTGGCGCCGCGGGCCGAGGTGGCAGCGCAGGACCGATGACTTTGGGCGGCCCCGGCGGCCCCACCCCGTTTAGCTGAAGGACGCGGAATGCCTCGCATCATCAACGCATACGCGGACAATTCGTCGCTGGCCAACTCGCTGAAGGATCTCGGCGAGGCGATGTTCGGCGACCAGGCCAAGAATGAGGTTTACCGGCAGACCGCTTTCGGCAAGAAGCGCGAGAACGACAACATTCCGCTGCTGGCCGATGCGGTGGCGCGAGGAGATCGCGATGCCATTGCACGCCTCGGTGTCATGTCTAACAAGACCGGTCAGGACGCTGCCGACTTCAATCGTCTGGCTGTTTCGAATCATGCTGCTGGAGTTGACGATCCTCGCATGGCTCTGGCTACGATGGGTGCTGGTGGTTCATTCACTTCGACAGCTCCGGGCCAGGGCAGGGCGCTTGCTAACGATCGCTCGATCGCAGGCGGCCACGATGCGACTACGCTCGAAAGCCAGCGGATTGCGTCCGACCGCGCCGCCGCCACCCAGCTCGCCATCGACGGACGTACCCTAGCGCCGGTCGGCGACGGCAATGGCGGTTTCGTCTACGATACGAAATCGCACGCCGTGGGCCGCGAAGCGCCGATGACCACAGATCAGGTCAAGGCCGGCGTCATCGCACGCGCATTGCGTGGCGTCGCGGCATCGCAACAGCCGCAAGGTTTCCCGGCCAACGGCACGACGTCGTGGGATGCGAGCGCCGCACCGGCACCGCAGCCTGCCAAGCCGCAAGGCGACATCTTTGCCGGCATGACGCCGCAGGTGCGCGCGCTCGTCGGCGTCAACAGCGAAACGCCGATGGTCGACCCGCGCAGCGGTCAAACGGGCGTTTCGCGCGACAACGGCACGACCCTGGAGAACGGCCAGCCGGCGGCAGGATATTTGCCGGTGTCGCCCGACGCTCGTTTGGCGCAAGAACGCGACAACAACGTCAGGACACAGGCTGCCGCCCCGCTGCCGTCGGCCCCGACGGCGTATCCCGACGTCGCCAAGGATGCCGCGTTGACCTCCGGCCCGAAGTCGTTCGCACAGAAGGAGGTGAACGATCTCAGCGGCACCTTCGGTCTCGGCGAAGCCTTTCCCGGCGTCAACCGTGCCCGTGAGAACCTGGCCAACCAGGCGCAGGCGACGCGCGAGCTGATCGCGAATGCGCCGGGCCGCGCCGCCGTGATGGACAAGAAATGGGCTGACGAACTGATCCCGCAGCCGGGATGGTTCGGCGTCACCGGCATCAACGCCACCGAACAGGCCAACCGATCTGTCTCGCTGACCAACCATTTGCGCAACATGTACACGATGGTGCAGCAGGACGCGACGGACCCGAACACGCCTCCTGCCGAGCGCGTGAAGATGGCCGCGTATCTGCGCAACCTCGGCAATGTCATCCAGATGCGCGAGAAGGTCACGCCAGCGGCTGGCGCCGCGCCCGCTGCCGGCGCGCCGCAGCAGGCCCCGCAGCAGGCTGCACAGCCGCCAGTGGCCGGCGCCGCACAAGCGCCCGATGGGCACTGGTACGTCAAGCAGGGCGGCCAGTATTTCCGGGTGGATCAATAATGGTCACGCTGACGCCGGTTGATGGAGATCCTTTCGCGCAAAGCGGCGCGCCGGCCGCGCGTGCGCCAACGCTGACGCCTGTCGAAGGCAACCCCTTCGAACAGCCATCGCCGGACGCCGCTGCCGCGCAAGGCGCGCGTGAGGCCGCCGCGACGCGCGTGCGCGGACCTGTGCGGCCGCCAACCGACCGACAGCCCGAGCCCTCCTGGAGCGACGTTCGCGATGTCGTCACGCAAACGGCTACGGGCGCCAACGAAGGACTGGCCCACACGGCGCTGCGTGCGGCGGACGCGATCCCGTACTTCATCAGCAAAGCGGCAGGCGGGGAGGGCGTTCACCCGTTCGAGGGTACGTTTAGCAAGACCTTCGTCGAACCGATCCCGCCGCCCGAGACCGACGCGCAGCAGATCGGCCGCGCCGGCGGAAACATGCTGGGCGAGAACCTGGAAAATATCGTGCCAGTTGCGGGATTGGCCAACTCCGGCGTCCGCAGTGGTGTGACACTGGCCGAACAGGCTGCGCCCGGCATCGTCGGCAAGATCCGCGGTGCAGGCGACGCCATGCTGGACTGGATCGCGCGCAACCCCGGCAAAGCTTTCGTGTCGGATAACGTCGGCGCGGCGCAGGCCGGCGCTGGCGGCGAGTATGGGCGTGAAGTCGCGGAGGACGCCGGTGCCGGCCCCGGCATGCAACGCGTGGCCGAGATCGCGGGCCAAATGGGCGCGCCCGGCGCGATGGGGATGTACTCCAAGTTCGGCCCCGGCGCCATGGCCGCCAAGGCCGGCACCAAGGTCGCAAAGACGGTGCTCGGCGCCGTGCCGGAAGGCGTGTTGCCGGAGCGGCTGCAGCCAGCTGGCGGTACGCTGCCCGAGCGCAACGCCGATCGGCTGGCCTTCAGCAACAACGAGGGCAAATACACCGCCAATGAGGGGCGCCCGGCCGAGGATTTGGCCGTACCGCCGCCGAAAGAGCCGAATTTCGTCCAGAAGCAGATCGACGCAGGTACGGAGGCACGCACGCAAAAAGCCTCCGACGTCGTGGCGAAGCAATTTGACGACATCACATCGTCGCCGGAGGCGGCCGCCAACCTGGCCGAGGCCGAGCGTCTGAAGAAAGAGATTCCGGGGTTCGAGCCCGGTATTGCGAAGGCCACCAACGATCCGGCGTTGCTCAACAAGCAACAGAATTTCGAGGCAGAAGCCACCGGCGACGAGCTCCGCCAGCGGCAAGCCGCGACCGACGCCTCGCGCGGCGCGATCCGCGAGCACATGGACAAGACCGTTCCGCCAGCGGAGACGCCGCGCCGCACACCGGAACAGGTCGGCCCGCTGCCGCCCACCGAGACGCCGCAGGACGTCGTTGCGGGTGCCAACGCCGCGCGCGTGCAAGGAGCGAACGACAAGATCGAGCAGCAAGCCGCCGGTGTTCGCCAGCAGATCCAGCAGCGTTCGGCCGAGCTGCCGGACGCAGAGCGTGCGACCAGCGGAGCCGCGTTCCGTGATATTCACGAGACAGCCGAGCGGGCGTCCAGCGATCGCACCTCAGAGCTTCGCAAAGCTATTGCGAATCCGGATACGCCGATTCAGGTCGGCGACAAGACTATGACGATCAATGAGGCGCTCGACCGCCGCACCGCGATCAATCAGGAGCAACGCAAGTACGCGAGTACGGTCGGAACGGTCGAAGGTGCCGACCGCATGGCGCAATTGAGCGCAGAACGTGCGACCCTCGACAAGGCTATCGAGGGCGTAAATGAACCGGGCATGAAAGAGTACCGGGACTACTATCGAGACGAACACGTTCCAAAATACCAGGAAGGCGCTGGTCGCGACGTCATTCGCTACGACCGCTTTGGGTACGACAAGAACAAAGTTCCGGACGAAAAAGTGTTGGCGCAGTTCGGCGGCTCCAACAATATCAGTGCGGCCAAACAATTCACCGCCACCCATGGGGAAAATCCCGAAGCGGTTCAATTGATGGTCGATCATCAACTCGGGCGGCTCAAGGCCACCGCGCTAGATGGCGAAGGTGCCCTAAAACCGGGTGCGGTCGATAAATTTTTGGCTAACAACCGAGAACTGCTGGATGCGCTCCCCCCGGCCGTGCGCGACGCCGTAAAGGCAAAGAACCCCGACGATCTCTACGGGCGCCTCGGCCAGCTCGAGCAGCGTCAGCGGTCGGTCGCGGGCACCAAGGTGGCCGGATTGCTGGGCAAGAATCCGGAGCAGCACGTCGACGCAGCACTCAACGACTGGCAGGTCATGAAGGGCCTGCGCAATTCGGTGCGCGGCGACCCGCAGGCCGAAGCAGCCCTGACGCGCGCCGTGTGGGACCGTGCCAAAGGCGCCACCGGCAAGGACACGCTGGTGGATGCCGAGGGTCTGCAAAAGTGGATCGACGGGCACCGCCGCTCGCTCGCGCAGGTATTGACGCCGCAGCACCTCAACACCCTGGAGACGGTCATTAAGGCGTCCCAGGTGGAGGCACGTCTTCCGCGGCCTGTCGGCACCTACGAGAAGACCAAGAACGCGTTCAGCAATGCCGAGGGCGTTGCCGGCACCACCTTCCCAAGCGCCGCCGCTGCGGCGTCAGCCCTGGCCCGTGGCCGATCGTCGCCGGTGTACGAGGTGCCGCGCCTGTTGCTGAATTTCTATCGCGGCATCTCCGAACGAGAAGCCAACGCGATCTGGAAGGAAGCACTCTACAACCCCAAGGTGGCCAGCCAGATCGCCGTGGCTGCCAAAGGGGGAGTGGCGACGCCGATCCAACTGAAGCGCTTGACCAACTACATGCTGACCGTCGGCGAGCACGATGAAACCGAAGCCGAAAAGCGGCTGTATGTGTCACCGAACCGCGCCAAATAGCTTGCGCCGGTTGTAGAGAACTGAGAGATTAAAGCCATGTTCGGACTTCGCCTGATCGACAACGCCAAGCGTGAATTGCATCGTCTCTGGACGGTTCGCATCGCGCTTGCCTATGCCGTTTTTACCGGCGTGGCGATGGTGCTCAGCGCCTTCGTGGACGTGTTCAACCCGTGGTTCCTGCTCGCGCTCAGCGTGGTCGTGTCTGTCGCGATTGTCGTGTTGCGGCTGGTCAAGCAGAAAGACCCGATGGAGCCAATCGCATGACGGCGCGCAAAACAGCCATCACTGTCGCCAGCGCGGCCTCGATCGCCGCGGCCGTGCCAATGGTGAAGCATTACGAGGGGCTGTGGCTCACCGTTAAGCCGGACACGCTCGCGCGCGGACTGCCGACGGGCGGCTATGGCGAGACCGAAAACGTCCGCCTCGGCGAGACGCACGACGAGAAGTTTTGGGCCAACCGGCTCGCGCAGCGCCTGCCGGAATACGACCGCAAGATCGGAACCTGCATCCACGTCGACCTGCCGGACGGTGTGCGCGCGGTCGCGATCTCACTGGCCTACAACGCCGGTCCTGCCGCGGTGTGCCGTTCGCCGATGGTGGCGAAGTGGAACGCGGGCAAGGTCCGCGAAGGCTGCGAGGCGATCCGCGGCTGGTACATTCGTTCTGCGGGCCAGGTGCGCCAAGGGCTCATCAACCGCCGCAACGACGAGACCCGCAAGTGCCTGGCCGGCATCGCCGCCAAGGCCGCACCAGTTGCGCCCGTAGCGCCGCCGAAGAAGTCGTGGTGGAGCTGGATCTTCAAATGATTAACCTCATCCTGCAGCAGGCGTTCGCCGGCCTGTGGTCCGAGGTCTGGCGCTTCGGTCTCGGCTTCGGAATTATGATCCTGCTGCTGGCCGCGGCGTATCTCTCGCCGATCTGGAAGAAGGACTTCTTGTGGGCTGCACTGGCCGTCGGCATTTTCATGATCGCTTTTACAACTGGAGTTGTCGTCGGTGAAAAACGTGTCAGAGCTCAGTGGATGGCGGCCGACGTCGCGGCGACCAAGCAATCTCAAGACGCGTACAGCGACGCTGCTCGTGCTGTGCGTGGGAAGCCTTCTTGGTGGGTGCGCTCACACGGGCGGGATGTCGATTGCCGCGACTGCAAATGAGGCGCGATGCGGCTGGACACGGCGCATCACGTACTCGATGCACGACACGCCGCTGACCGTTGAACAGATCCGAATTCACAACAGGTCCGGTCGGACCATCAGGTGCTGGAAGTGACACGTCGACGACAGAATCCAGACGACAGCAACTGGCATTTGGATAAGAAAGTTCCGATCGCACTCATACTCGCCATGGCAATGCAGACCGCCGGTGTAGTCTGGTGGGGCGCCACCACGTCGGAGCGCTTGAGCGCGCTCGAGCGCAAGGCCGATGCCGCCGCCCCGCAGGCCGAGCGCCTGGCCCGCGTCGAGACCAAGCTGGAAGCTGTGCAAAACGGCATCTCCGAGATCAAATCGATCCTCACCCCGCCGGCTCGCCGCTAGACACTCACGTTAGCGTGAAGTAGATTAAATTCCAATTTATTACTTGACCTTCTCTCAGTTCCCTGTTTTGTCGTGATTTGTCGGAGTTTGAGCCCGACATTACGAGAGCAGAGTTTTTCGAGGGAGAGTGCTATGGCGCGACGTGCAATTAGCCACTACAACACGTTAGGCGAGAATCGTTCTTCGGGGGAGAAGGCCGTGTACGCTGAGTTCGGGCGACGCCTTCAGGCGCGCATGATCGCGCTGGGCTGGAACCAGAGCGAGCTGTCTCGGCGCGCCACCGAGCATTTGCCGAAAGCCGCCAAAGGCCAGGTGCAGGGGCACAGCCTTGGCCGCGATCGCATTTCCAGCTACATCCGGGGAAAGTACCTGCCGCGGCCCGACGCGCTGGAGGCCATCGCCAAGGCGCTGGGCTGCAAGCCGTCTGACCTGCTGCCGGCCGCCGGAGTTCCCTCCGTCGCAGAGGAAGGGCCGTTGCTCGAGATGCGCTCCGTCGACGGCCAGCGGGTCGCGCTGCGCATCAACCGCGTGGTGTCCCTGACGACGGCGACCAAAATCATCGCGCTGCTCGAGCAGGAAGACAATGCCTAGGTCGGCGGATGTCGTAGAGCAAGGTCTTTGCTCGATCGAAATGTTGAAAACTGCGCTAAAGGTTTCTCGACGTTCCATCGAGCGGGCGATCGTTGCCAAACTTATCCAGCCCTGCGCCTATACGATTACCGGGCGCAGGGCACGCTTCAGCAAACAACAGGTGGAGGGCCTGAAATGCCGCGCGAAAGAAAAACGGTCCCATGGCTCAAAGTACGTGATGGGGTCCATTACGTCTATTGGTACGATCCCGACGCCGAAGCCGGCGATGGTGAAGAAGCCGAGACCGGTAAAAAAGGCAAAGGCCGCACGAAGCGCCTCTCACTGGCTACGAAAGACCCGGTTGAAGCACGATCCCGATATGCTGCGTTCCTATCAGGTGGCCATGAAATATTTGGACCTCGACGCGATGATCGACGACTAGACGTCTCGACGGCGCTCGACCAGTACCTGAAGGAACACGTCGCCACGAAGGTGGTCGACCGGAAGCGGAACGAGGGCATCGTGCTGCTGCTCAAACGCTGGTTCAAGGACATCCCGTTCGAGGACGTCGACATCCCGGCATGCCGTGCGTACGCCGCCGCGCGCATGGATGGAACCTTGGTTACGGAGAAAAACGAAGACGGCAGCGGCCGCGGCGGGGGACCGGTCGTCGAATCGACAGCCAGGCGCGAGCTGGGGATCCTGAACGCCGCCGCCGAGCACGCCGCCAACTGGAAGCGGATCGGCCAGAAGGCCAAGCCGCCGACCCCGATGCCCTCCATTGAGCTCCCAGCCGGGGGTAAACCCCGTCTGACGTTCCTGACGCACGAGGAACTGGACCGGGTGGTGAACGCGGCCGAGGGACGGCTGCGCGAGTTCATCCTGGTGCTGTACCATCTGGCGGCCCGCCGGAGGTCCGTGGAACGTCTTGTCCGCTTCCAGGTCGACCTACGGGCCGGCACCATCAACCTCACCAGCCCGCTGGAAACCGAGAATGAGCGCAACTCTAAGAAGCGTCGTCCGGTGGTGCCGATCCATGCCAAAATTCGGCCGATAATCGAGCGCCTGTATACGGCCAGCCAGACGGCCAATGTCGAGTGGCTGTGGGGCGACGACAAGGACATGTACACGCCGTTCAACGACCACCTGACCCGGCTAGGACTGGCCGACAAGGCGTTCCCGCACGTGCTGCGGCACAGCCGGGCGTCACACCTCTTGCAGGCCGGCGTGCCGATCGCGCACGTCGCAAAACTGCTGGGCGATACCATCGCGACGGTGGATCGTGTATATGGGCACCTGGCGCCGGATGACGTCGCCGAGGCAATCGCGGAGAGCGGGATATGAGGAACTTCAAACCGGCGCTAAATTGGCGCTCCAGCGCCAAATGCGTGTAGAGTTTGTCGTGATTTATTTCTCTCACATGAGCAAAATCAACTAGATGCACAACTCTCAGCTCTACATCTCGGCCCTAGTTTGGCTATAGCAAAAACCCCGCCATGAGCGGGGTTTTTCATTTAAGCCTTTGGATTTGTTCTGGAAATGGCGTTGCAGAGAAGTGAGATTTTCGAGAACAAACCGCGATTTGGGTCGCTAACTGGCGCTGGAAGGTGCCTTGGTTGTGGTCCGGCGCTTCTGCTCTTTTTCGTACTTGCCGCACCAGCCGTCGGCGCGAACCGGCTTGATCTGACTGCCGGACGGCGGGACGAACTCCGGTGGATCGAACCGGCAGAACCGGGTTTCCTCGACGGTGTGTCCGAAGCGGCAGTTGGCGCAGGTGTCGGTCATGGACGAGGTTCCTCAGTAGTAGGCTTTGGGATCCCAGCCGTGGAACTTGCAGACTTCCTCGGCCAGGTTTCGGAAGGCGCCGCTATGCGTGTCGGCGGTGCCGCGGCTGTCCATGCCCAGTTCCTCGAGATGGAGGTGGGTCATTTCGTGCCCCAACTTGGGGAACAGGGTGCCGCTGTAGGCGACGGCATTGGCCGACACCTCGATGTTGTGCCGGCGGCCGTCCCACCGGTAGCGGGCGAACCAGCGGCGCGAGCGCGTCACCTTGAACTTGACGTCCTCGCTCGGCGGCAGGTTCCAACTGGAGAACGGTGGCGTAAGCGCCAGAAAATCGTAGGCGGCCGCCAGCATCTCGGGAGTGAGCGGGAGGGTCATACGTAATAGTTTCGGAGAAACTGAATATTAATCCTAGCTTCAAGCACGTATTCTTGGTGCATCGACGTGTGGTCGCCTTTAGCGATGTGTCGAAGACAACGATCCGCCAGCCACAGAAGGAATAGCTTCATTTCTGGTATCTCCTCGCCTTGAATCCGGACACAGCCAGTGGCAGGCCCTCGGCCCACTCCGGCAGCGTCGCCATCAGTTGCTTGAATTCGTCGAGGCTGCCGAAGTCCTCCGGCGTCTCGCTCACCACCTCGTCGTGCACCGAAAGCACCACCGGGTAGCCGGCATTCTCGACACGGACGATCGCCTCGGCCTCGACGTCGCGCGCAGTTCCCTGCACGGCGTTGTTGGCCAAGAGGCCGCCGTGCGCGAACTGGTCTGTCCATTGGCGGGTGAACTGGTCGACGCCCTTGTAACAGATCGAGTCCTTCCAGACTGGCAACTGCTCGTAGACGGCGGGCGCGTCGTCGGTGGCCGGCAAAATCATCTTGCCCTGCGTCGTCCAGGGCATCAGCTTGCGCTTCATGCAGGGGTAGGGGTAGCAAATCGCGCGGCCGCTCGGCAGACGCATGTAGAGAAACGAGCCCGCCTTGCGGAAGGCGATGCGGCCAGCGTGGTAGGTCGTGCCAGGGTTGGCGATCGCATCCTTGGCGGCCTGCTCGAGGTCGTACCACCACTGCACCACGTTCGGGTGCGCCTCGCGCCATGCGACCTTGAGCTCGTCGGCGCGCGCGTCCTCGACGATGACGCCATAGCCGACTGCCATCTTCTGGAAGGCGCCGACGCCCCCCTGGTAGCCGAGCGCGAGCTCCATCACCTTGCCGATTTGACGCTGGTCGTCCCCCACCGATTCCGGCTCGACGGAGAACGAGCGCGCGTAGGCCAGTTTGTAGATGTCATGGCCGACGCCGGCGTCGAAGTCGCGGAACGCCTGCAGCTTCCACTGCTCGTCGGCGAACCACGCGATCAATCGGCCTTCGATGTTACTGAAGTCCGCGGCGTAAAGAGCGCATCCCGGAGCGGCCCCCACAAGTCCTCGGAGGACATCACTGACAACCGAGAGGGGATCGCCGTGGACGAGGGCGACGAAATCGGCGGAACCGGTAGCAACGGCTTCGATATAGGCGGGGACGGCCTTTTTATTTTTTGGTCGACGGATGTTTTGCGGCTGGAATCTGCGCCCGCCCCAGCGGCCAGTGCTTGCGACATGAAATTGAAGAAGTCCGCGTGCACGGCTATCACGGCTGGCGCCGCTAACGAGCGCGTCGATTTTCTTGACGGCGGCGCCACCGCCTTCGGCCCGGATTTCGAGCACGCGCCGGACGTCTCTTGGGAGGTCGCATCCCAATAGATCGGCGACGTGGGCCTTGTCCAACGATTCCGTGGAAACCCCCTGCGCGGCAAGCCAGCCGACGAGCTGGTCGACGGCGGTGATTTTGGTGACGTCTCCATCCGTGATCTCCGCGAGTTCTTCGTTCAGCCACCCGGCCACATCGCCGACGACGGCTAGCGCACTCCGACAGAGTGACGTGTCGACGTAAATCCCGCGATCGTTGATGACCTGATCCAGGTGCCAGAGCGCCTGTTCGGACGTGCGCAGCGGCAACAGGTGCTGCTCGATCTTGCGCTCGACCACGACGTCCGTCTTGCAGTAGGCGTACAGCCGCTGCCGGCGCTCCTCGTCGTCCCACCACAACAGCTTGTCCGTCGGCTCGCCTTTGCGCGGCTTGCGTGGCTTGCTCATCCGCAGCATCAGCGAATGGCCTTCCTTGTCCTTCACGACGTCGAGGTGCAGCGCTGGCGCGCACTGCTCGAGTTTCCCTGGCAGGGCCATGGCGAGCGCCTGCACCATGACGCAGCGCCAGCTCTCCGCGCGCGGCGCCGGCCAGCCGTAGCGGGGCACAAGCACGCCGGCGGTCATCGCGCGCTCGAATGCGGCGTTCCAGGCGTGGACGGTTTCGGTGTGCTTGATGGCGTGTTTGATGTCGCGGTCGTCGAGATCCGGATGCCAGAGCTTCACCGGTTCGTTGTCGATCGCGTAGGCGGCGCACCAGACGTCGGTGCTCTCGTCCTCTGCATAGACGTAGGCGCCGGTCTTCTTCAGATCGACGGCGCTACGGCTTTCATAGTCGAGGTGGAGCGACGTCACAGCTGCACCAGAGTGCCGGGCAACCCGCAAAAATCGAGCGCCATCACGTCGTACTCGCCATAAGCGACCAAACAGGAGGGCGCACCGGCATTAGCTGGCGCTTTGATTCCCGCGGCGTCGTGGAAGCAAAGACGTCCATGAAGAAACAACACGGCGTCTGCGGCGTTCCAGACCGTCTCCACAAACCAAGCAGTCTCGGTTCGTGCAAAAATTAGCGCAGTCCCGCAGCCGTGCGCTGCCAGTTTACGCATCCACAGCACGGCGTCGCGGCTGTACGGAGGATTACACCAAACCCTACCTTCCCACGGCTGCACCAGTCCGTCGTCTTCTTTTGTGTAACGACGTTTCGCTGTAGTCCAAGGCATTACTGGCGGCGTGCAAGGGTCTAAGTCGAACGTCCCCAGCGACCGAATGATGTGGGGAGGCGTCAACCAAGTGTCAGTTTGGTTCACGGGGGACTCGTGGCCGCCGATGCTCATTTGCGCTCCCGCACATATTCGTCCACTGGCACGATCTTTGATGGCGCCTCGGACGGCCGGCGCACCACGCTGTGCTCGACGCCGTGAATCATGTTCTCCAGCACGCCGACTTGCAGGCCGTAGCCATGGTGGCAGAGCTCGTGATGCTCCTCGCAATAGGAACTGCCGACGATCGCCGGCTCGCCACAGAACAGGAACGGCGTGTCGTCTGTCACACAGTAGCGGCACTCGTGCGAGCGGATGGTCAGAATGTCGCGAATCATTGGCCCCTGCAATCTCTCAGTTCGCAACACCGGCGGCGCAGAAACGCCGCCGGTGGTAGTTGTCAATCCAGGATGCCGAGGGCACTCATGTAGGTGTCCAGCACGGCCTCGGCGCTCTCGCGCTTCGCACGCTTGGACTCATCCTCCATCTGCCGCTTGACGATGGCCTTGATAGCAGCGGGCTCGAACCCGTTGCCCTTCGCCTCCTTGGCCAGCTCCTTTACATCCTGACGGATGTCGTCGGCTGCCTCGGCCAGGGTGGTGAAACGCTCGACGTAGCTCTTGAGCTGGCCGTTCGAATTGTGACCCGGCGCCGGCGGCTTGGCGGAGGTCACGGTGGCGTTGTGCTTCGCGGCCACCTCCGCGGCTGTCAGCGTCTTCATGCTGCTTTGCTCCGTAGGGCGAGCGCCGCCGCAACACACCGAACCTGGTGCTTCGCGTCGTCGAGCGCGTTGTGGTAGGTGCCGGCGCGCTTGACGACGGCGGGGTTCATGTCGGCGATGTCGTAGACAGTTCGGGTGTCGCGGACGTTCCAGAACTTCCACGGCACCGGATTGTTGACGGCCAGTGCGGCAGCTTCCCAAAGGGCGGGATCGAAGTTCGCCCCTTGAGCCCACACCTTGCCCGTCAGACCCACGTTGGCGATGAACCAGCCGTGGAAGTCTGCGACGACCCACGGCAACGGCCGGGGATCGACAAGCAAGGAATCGCGGGCCTCTTTGCTCTGGCGCGACCACCACTCGGCGGTGTTCGCGTCAACCGTCAGACCTGCGGTGTGACAGGTCTGCTGGTCGATGTTGTAGTAGAGCTCCGGTCCCATGGTGCCGTCGAGTTCGAACACCACGGCGCCGATCGAACGCAACACGCTGCCGGGCTTGGTCCCGAACGTCTCAAGGTCGAGCATCACATGTTTCATTTGCGTGCTTTCTTGGTGAGCAATCGGGCCAGTGCCAGGATGTGGTCCGCTTGTTCGTAAAGCGAGATCGCGGCGAGCCACACCGTTGTGGCGTGCTCCCGGAGGGCGGCGTGGCCCTCCGGATCGGTCTCGAGTTCGATGGGCTTGACCGCGCTCACGACGTCGCCAAAGGCGTCGCGAGTTTCCTTCATGCCATCACCGAGCAGCAGCAAGTCGGAGAGCTGCGTCTTGAGGCGGTCGATGTCGTCTGACATTGGCCGGCTCAGAAGATGTCGTCGGTCGAGGCGGGCTTGCCACCGGACGGCGCGGCACCAACGTCGGCGACGTCGAAGCCAGCGTTGGACGTGTTGCCGCCGGCCATGCCGAGACGTTCGTCGTGGTCAAGCAGCTGCACGCGGTTGAGATTCCAGCCGACACCGAGGCTGCCGGTCGTGTAGCCCCAAGCGGCGCCAGCGATCACGCACCAGCGGCCGCCATAGACCTCTGACTTGTCGCCCTTGAACGGCTTGGCGTCCGGCCCGAACACCGCCGGCGGGAAGTCTTCGTTGGCGGACGGCTTGAGCGCGTAGGGGTACGCTTCGGCGAGTTCGGCCAGGCGAGGGAATTCCTCTGCGGTCTTGACGAGCGGACGGCGCAGCTTGAGTTCCTTCCACTTCTTGCCGTGGGTCTCTTCGGCGGCGCGGATGATCTCGTTCTTGATCTCCTCGATGTCAGCCGCGGCGGGGATCAGCGCCACGCAGCTGAACTTCGGCTTGCTGCCGGGCACCTTCGGATTCGGGACGGCCGTGAAAAAGGCGGGGCGGAACACGAGCCGCACCTTCGGCGACATGATCTCGCCGGTCTCTTCGTTCTTCCAAGCTTTCAACAATTTCGACATTTTCTCTCACTTTTCGACAAAAAGGACACGTTAAAGGTCGGTCGTGTCCGTTACCGATTGGTCTTCGAACCCATTGGCCGCCGTGGCGTCGATCGCGGGCCGCGGATCGCTCAGCGGCGCCAGCACGGTCCCGCTGGACTCTGCCTTGGCCAGATCCTTGAGCAGCGCCTTCTTCGCCTTCGGCAGCAGCTTCTCGACCACCGCTGGCGACTTCAGCTTCGGCGGCTCGTAGAGGTCATCGAGATCGGCGCCGGCGGCGACGAGCTCACGACCGGCGGCCTCCTCATCGACCCACTTGCGGAAGGCGCGCTTCGGCACGAGCTTGGCGCCTGGTGGCGGGTTGCCGGCGACTGCCTGTGCGTGCAGGAAGCCCTCGCGCCCCTTCAGCCACTGGCCGACCAGGTTCAACTCCGACTGCTCGATTTGCCAGTCCTGCAGCGGTTTCGCTTCCGGTTGCTCGAGACCCATGATCGCCTTCACCTTCTTTTCGAGCGCGCCGCAGAACCCGGCAGCTTTGCAAAACTTGCAGTGATCGCCGACAACCAGCGGCGCGTTCGGATCCTCGACGGCAACCGCCGCAGACTGCAGCGCGGCGACGTGTTCGTAGAGCTCAATGACGCCGGTGCTCCAGCGGCGCACCGGCCCACCAGGGTGCGGTGCGCGCGGCTGCACGATAATCAATTCCACCTCGCGGATGCCACGGTTGTGGTAGCGCTCGGCGACGCCCATGGCGTAGGTGAGGAGCTGTTCGTTCTCCTCGACCTCGACGGCGACGCCCTTGCCGTACTTGAGGTCCGCGATCGTGACTTTCTGCGTCGCCTCTTTGTAGGCGATGATGTCGCCGGTGCCGAACACGCCGGGCACCAGCGCCGTCATGTCCATCCGTTGCTCGCTCTCGAACTCGTCCGATTCAGCGCGCAACTCCTCGGCGACGTCGAGGTAGACCTGGACCGCCTCGACCATCTCCGGCGTCACGACGAACTTCTGCTCGCCGACGAAGATCATCTCGCCGGCAAACCGTGACGCGGGGAAGGCACCCTTTATGCACATCTCGGCGAGCTCATGCGCGGCGGTGCCTTCTGCGGCGAACACGCTGCCAACGTCGACGATGCCGGATGACATCCGGATCGAGCCAGGGCAGGCCAGCCAACGGTGTGCGCTGGAGGGAGCGAGCGTAGCGTGGGCGCGGTCGGAGTGTTGTGGGGTCACGCACGCCCCCTTGGCTCGTAGTGGCCCTGCACGCACATGTATCGCTCGATGGTGTAGGCGTCGTTCCGGTAGATCGGGTGCTGCGCCTTCCATGCCGCGAGCGGCGCCTGGCCGCCCATGAGGCAGCCTTGGAATGTCAGACCGTCCGTCAACGTGGAGTCGGTGACGATCTCCTCCACGCAGACAGGTGTGGCGCCGATCATGTGGCAGACGAATGCGACGACGGTCACGAACATCTACGCCTCCGCTGTGCCGTTGAGATACGCTTCCGACGCTTCCAGGAACTCTGCGAACTGCTCCGGCTTGAGCTGCGGCGCCTTGGCGATGCCGAACGGGCCGTAGAGCTTCTGGATGTACGCGACCGTCTCAGGCATCGACATGCCGCGCTTGGTGCACGCCGCCGAGATCGCCTGCAGCCGCGGTTTGATGTCGCCGTCGAGCGTCAGTTCTTTCGCGGTTTCCGCCGGCGCGCCGCCGAGGTCGGAAATATCGTCGTTGAGTTCTTCGGTCTTGGTCTTTGGCTTGGGACCGCGCTTTTTCCCGGCGGTTGGCGCCGGCGCTTCGGCGAACTCTTCGACGATCTTATCGGCCGCAACCTGTTCAGCGACGGTCTCTTCGACCACGACAACTTCGGCCACTGGCTCGGCCGGCATCGCCGTCGATCCCTTGAGCATGATCGAAAGCGTCTTGATGCAGTTGAAGTACAGTTCTTCCGGCGTGTTGCCGGTGATCTCAAGCCGATGCATGTGCGGTCTCCCTTCTCTCAGTTTGCGACATTTCAGGCAAGATGGTGAGGCGATAGCCACGCCCCCACGTGTTCTCGACGTCCAGCCCTATGGGCCGGATCTTGTTCCGCAACTGCGTCACGGATACTTTGATGTTGGTGTCGGCGTAATCGGGCTCGTCGGCGCCCCACATCTGCTGCGTGATCGTGGCGTGGGAGACGGTCTCCGGCATCCGACGTGCGAGCGCAAACGCCAGGTCGGTCAGGCGCGACGTGAGGCGGATGGAGTGTTCGCGAAACCGCAACCGGTTCTCTTCCAGGCTGACAACGACCGTGGACGACATCGTGGTCGCTTGGCCGCAACACGGGCACTTATTCTCAGTCACTTGATTCTCCCTCTCTGTTCCGTTTCTCTCACTTCTCTACACGCGCGTCAAGTCAACCCAGCAACAAATTCTTGTATTCCCGCAGCGTCGGCGATAGTTCTTCGGCGGCGATCTTTTTCGACACCTCGACGATCCAGTGCGCGGTGCATGCTTCAGCCAGGGTCATCATCTCAGGCAGCGTCATCGAGTTAATCGGCCGCATCGTGTTGACGGACTGCTTCAGGTGCGCGGCCATCGCCCACGCGCAGCTCTCGCGCAGCGCGTCCACCCATTGATCGTCGGGGTTCGGTGGCCGCGGACGCGTCTCCGGCGCCGGCTTCTCAGGTTTCGGCATGAGGGTCTTGTGGTGGTTTCACAGGATCGTGGAAGAGGCGCATCTCAACGTCCTCAAATTCTTCCGCATCCACCACGTCTGACGGGTCGATAATCAGCTCTGCGAGGTCATTGAATTCATCATCGTCGGCCTCGTCCTCGACCAACTTCTGATAACGCTCGAACGTCTCGCGGCTGATGGTCCTGATCTGGTCGTAGGACACTTCTTGCCGGGCCGTGATCCTAACCGTGACTGTATCGCTCATCAAACTTCTCCTGAATGGTGTTGCGAAGGAAGCTCTGAACCCATCCCGCAGACGCCGCAGCGATCCTGGCCGGGCCAATGATTGCAGCGGGGAGGCTCTTCCTTCATGTATCGGATACGCTCGGCGCACTCGTCGCATGCGTCCTGCATGATTTTGTATTGGCTGGTTGCCAACAGCGCCTTGTGAATGTCCTTGACGTAAAGTTCACCAGCCCAATCGCCTAACTGGTCACAAACCTTCGCGCACTCTTCGATGATGGCGTCTCGGTCCTTCTTTGCAGAACCCAATCCGTTGATCAGGTTTGCGAGATGAGCGTCCTTCGTCATGAACGCCTGTATTACAGAGGACAGCGTGAGCGCGGTGATCTGGGGCGGGACATCCGTCTCTCCGGATTCGAAGCGCTTGGCGAGCGTCTCAAGGCGGGACAGCTCGACCAAAATTGAAGTCTCTTGCGTGACGGTCATTTTCCGATCCTGCCTCGATAAGGCTCTGTAGTGGTCCAATGGGCGGCCAACTGTTCCGCAGCCGATGGTTTCAATCCCGCTCGCCTTGTCATCAGCTCGACAAGATCCGCCTTCCCCAACTGCCGGCGCGCTCCGAACCTGTAGAGCGCGCCAAGCCTGATTTCCTGGACCGCCTTACGCTGCGGCACACTCGTCTCCCGCCTCAATCCAGTCCAAAATCATGTCGCGGAGCTGTTCGTCCGAGGCGGCTTCGATCACGGCCAGGTCGAACTTGCATTCGAAGATCGCCGCGATTTCGAGTTCTGCCCGGCTGGTGTTCTGGTCGATGATGGTCATGTCCGTCTCCCGTGATCTGATATTGCGTTTATAAGCGATATCGGATATGATGTCAATAAGCGATATCGCTTTTAGGGAGATAATTTTGAAAAAAGTTGAGACCAGGGGCCGTCCCGATATGAACGTCAAGCCAACCGTGATCCGACTCCCGGCCGGGATGCCGGAGCGCATTGACGCCATTGCCGGGCCAAATAAGAGGGCCGAGTTCATTCGGGAAGCCGTTGAGAAGGAGTTGAAGCGACGGGAGCGGAAGGGGTAGGGCCGCGATGCTCTGGGCGCGAGAGCGCGAGTGATTCCAGCGCCGTTCGGATGTCGCCGCGAACGACACTTGCCTGAAAGCACATCCCGGCCACGTCAGAACCCACAATCGCGGCCCAAGCGCGCTCAACGTCTGCATCAGTCACTTGGACTGCCTGCGGTTCATTGCGAGTGAGGAAAAGCACATCATCAGCAGCCAAAAGATACTCGGCTTGGTGTGTCTCTTCTTCCCATTCCATGTGGTGCTCTGGCGCGAACTTATGCCAAAGGTTGATGGCAATGCGCTCCCGTAGGAGGCCGTCAGCCACACTGCCGGCAGA